GCCCTGGTGAGTCAAAGTGAGCAATTTTACTGCTGAAGAAGTTTACGAGATGGCATTTTACAAATTCCTTGAGGTTTCTGTTGATGGTTACGCAACTCTTCGAGATTGCCTTTGGTGTATGCCTTGCGTTGTAAAAGATAACTATGAGCTCCGAGTTGCATGGCTTCGAGGATGGAAAGACGCCAGATGACCATAAGCCCTCTTAACCGAGGGCTTTTTATTGCCAGTAGTTCGGTAATTCCGAACAACTGAAAAAGTGATATCACAAAGCCATGGAACCACAACTGATACAATTGGTTCAAATGGATTACATTCCACTAATCAGACCCATCAACGATGAAGAAGCCAATGAGCGATCCCACTAGCGACCCAAGCGTAATAGCTCAATTCTGGGATAGCTTGCCAGAACCATTGAAAGCCGCTGTTATGAACGTCGCGCTTAGTACTGTGATGGCGTTTCGGAATAAGGAGCGCACATTCTGGACTGCGTTTCTTGAGGTTACGGGTGGTGGGTTGATTACGTTCATGGCTGGATCAGCAGTTGAGGCGTTTGGTCTGTCTAACGGCTGGTGTTTTGCGATTGGTGGCGCGATTGCAGTATTCGGAATCGATCAGGTTAAAGCCTTCGCCTCCAAGTTCGCGGAAAAGAAAGTAAGCGAATAGGCTACAATGGCTTCCTAAATGGAGGCTTTTTAATGGCTAATAGACCAATCGTTCACACAGGGGATAAGACCTCTACTGTCGGGCGCTCAAGAATGTTTGAGACTCCTGATGATTTGCGTGAGGCTTGCCTTGAATATCTGGCTTGGTCGCACGCTAACCCTCTGCAGGAAGAGAAGCACTTCTGCTCGGCGGGGCAAATAATGACTGCTTACATGAGCAAGCCCCGCGCCGTAACCATAGTCGGCCTATGCCTACACCTTGGCATTCATCGTCATACCTGGCAGAACTACCGCATCAGCGAAGAGTTCGATCTTGTCTGCGATGAGATCGAAGACCGCATGAAGCAGTACAAGTTCGAGAATGCCGTTGCTGGGCTCATGAACCCTACGCTGATTGCTCGGGATATTGGGCTTGTTGAGAAGTCGAGCGTTGACCTGACTAGCGGCGATGGCACCATGAGCCCGCAGCAGCTTACCTTCAACATCATTAAGCCTAAAGATGCAGTTTGATATCTCATCTGCCTATCTGCCGTTCGTTGACCTTGAGAATGTAGCTACAAGGCGCGAGCTGCTGCGTGATGCGCGGTATCACATCATGGAAGGTGGCCGAGGGGGCGGAAAGAGTCACTTTATCGCTGAGCTTCTAGTCGTTGAGGGCTATCTACAGCCTCAGCGCATCCTCTGTACGCGCCAGATCCAGAAGTCAATCAAGGCATCAGTTCTCCAACTCTTGGCTGACAAGATCGACAAGCTCGGGCTGTCTTGGTTCTACGACGTACAGCGTACGCAGATCGTCGGCAAGAATGGCACCGTCTTTCTGTTCGAGGGCTTGCAATCCAACATCGATAGCATCAAGTCGATGGAAGGCATCACCCGAGTATGGATTGAAGAGGCACACGGGGTTGTTGACGACTCCTGGCAAGTCCTGATCCCGTCCATCCGTGGAGCTGGCTCGAAGTTCATCATCTCCATGAACCCTGGAAACATCATGGACGCTAGCTATGTTCGCTTTGTGGCTAATCCGCCATCGAGCAGCATTCATCGCAAGATCAACTACGACTCCAACCCGTTCTTCCCTGAAGTGCTTGAGACTGAGCGTCTAGAGTGTCTAAGCCGTTTTCCTGATGCTTATCCGCACATCTGGCTAGGTGAGCCAACAGCAGACAGCGAGCACGCCATTATCAAACCGTCATGGATTCAGGCGGCAGTAGACGCGCACATTGTGCTTGGCTTCAAGCCAGAAGGCATCAAGGTTGTAGGCATGGACGTTGCCGACGAGGGTGCCGACAGCAACGCAATGACCGCTCGTCACGGATCGGTAGTGTTCGACCTTGAAGAGTGGCGCAAAGGTGACGTGATATTCAGCGCTAACAAGGCGTTCGCATATGCAGACCTAAACGGATTCGATCAGCTCACTTATGACTCTATTGGTGTAGGCGCTGGCGTGAAGGCTGAGACGAATCGATTGATGGATCAACGCCAATCATCCAGGCAGATGCAGGTTTCCGGCTTCAACGCTGGAGGCGCAGTAATGCAACCAGAAACCGAGTACATGGTCGGCAAGAAGAATAAGGACATGTTCTCGAACATCAAGGCGCAAGCCTGGTGGCAGATGCGCGACCGCTTCAGCAAGACCTACAAGGCCGTCAGAGAAGGCGTGGGCTATCCGCCTGACGAGCTTATCAGTCTTTCGTCAACGCTTCCACATCTTGAGCAGCTTAAGGCCGAGCTATCACGGCCGATGGTTGACTACGACAACAACGGACGCGCAAAGGTCGAGAGCAAGAAGGACATGGCTAAGCGCGGCATTCCATCGCCTAACCTGGCCGACTCGCTGATCATGGCGTTTGCACCTACTGAGCAATCTGCTGGCGGCATCCTGCTCCCTCGCAGACTTCGCCGGTAACTGTTCTCCGGAAAACAGTTGACGACGAGCCGAATACGCTGCTACATTCGGCTCACAACTGAAACGGAGGCGGTAAAGATGGCGACGGTTAAAGAGCGAGAAGTGGTTAGCGAGATCATGAATCTTGCGTGTGACGTAAACGCGGAAGGCAAGGTGTCGGTGAGCGCTGAGGTGAATTCAGGCGGGATCACAATTCGGATTTCTCCGGTAGAAGTGAGTGATACTGATGACTGGCAGTGGATTTACTACCCGAGGACGCAGGCTTACTTCGAGAATGAATCATTCGACGCTGACTACTTCGACAAGCCAGCAGCTGAGTTCATCGCAGAACTGAAGAAACACCACCCACAATTCGACGCGGACGGGGTTAAGTTATGATCAGCTTGGATAACACGAGTGACAAGGTTAGCAAAGTCAGCCATGCTATTGGCTTCAAGACGCTAACCTATCCAAAAGGATTCACCTTGAAAATGAAAGAGTGGAATTCTCTTGATGCCGAGCTAGTTCCGCATGATGAGCGCCAGCAACCTAAGCAATGGTCAGGCCCTCAAGATGGGTTGCCGCCAGTTAATACTGAGTGTGAAGTAGAAACGGATTATGGCGTATGGGAGCATGGCATTATTCTTTGTCATGGTTACGACGACTTCAAACCTCATGCCGTCGCTCAGTGCGCTAGCGGTTTATGGATGGAAGAAGTAAATGGATTCCGCGCAATCCGCACACCAGAACAACTAGCCGCCGAACTCCGCGAAACCGCAATCCGCGAGTTCATGGATGTCGTCGGGACAGATTGCCGAGTAACTGCCGGTAAAGCGGTTGATGCTGGGTTTAAGCGGTAACAATCAGCCAAGGACTTGACAAACACAAAAACACCATCTCCCAAATGTCCACGATCCATAAACCGTGGACATTTGCGTTTTGGTGTTTTCTCATTTGTCAAGTTTGCGCTTTGCTCGCTCGATGATTCCGGGGGAGAGTGGGTTTCCTTTGTCGTCGACAAGTACGCTAACCGTGGAACATTTGCAGTTGATACTTTGCCCAGACTCTGCCCACCATGCGCGCTGATCTGCTACAGAGTGCAAGGTTCCATGACGAGCACGGTGATTCGGCCTAGTGGTCGGTGACAGTGCGCTTAGGTGTAGCTCAAGAGTCTTGATGCCTAGATCAACCCGCGCAGTCTCAGCCTCGTCCATGCGTGCTTGACGGAAGGCGTTACCAACTTCGGTACGTGCAATCCGTTCGCCTCTGCGCTGATTGATTCCAGTACTTGCCGCAATGTCTTTGGCTATGATCCTTGGATTGAGCCCTGCAATCATTCCGCGAGTAAGCGCGCCCGCTAGATCCGTCTTCGCTTGTGCCGTAAAACCTTTCATGAGCTCAAACTCTCGCGCACGCAGGAGTCCGATACGCTTACGGTATGGCTCGCTGAATAGGATGGCATCAAGTGATGGCTTTGTTAGCGCGTATAGTTCGCTCTGCACTGTTAGGTTCGCAGCCTGTACTGCCGTACCCTGGATGTATGCAGGCTCTACATAAGCGCGCATGCTCCACAATTCTTGCTCGCCACCTTCCAGCAGGATCAGTTCTGCGATTCGCTCAATCTCGCTGTTGATGCCCAGCAAAATCGCCTGATCAAGCTCAAATTGGTAGCTTGTGGCATTCGTCTGCATGGCGTTAAGGGTGATGACCGTGTAGTTCTGATCGCGCAGAATCCTCAAGACCTCTTTGCCAACAGCAGCTACGCGCCTATCAAAGTCGCGGATGAATTTCCTCTCTCTAGAATCCATCCCGGTCGGGTCATCAAGTGTTCTAGGGAGAATCGGTTGCCCTGGCATGCTATCACCTCGTAAGAATTGGTCAATTTTAGCATTGTGGTAGAATTGAATCGCGGCTATCCCGGCCAGGAGAAAAGGCTTAACGCTGAAAGCTCTGCCGCAACATTTCATCAGCGAAACCTTCAGCGAGGTTTTTAGTGATTTCAATCGGTCATCAGTGGTCTTGCGACAACGGCGCAAAACTAACATTCATCTCAGAATCAAAGCAAATCAACGGGCATCGTGTCGCGGTATTGAAATGCTCTATCTGCTCAAAAGATAAACAGCTTTGGCCTGCCGGATCCATAAGATCGAAGATACCGCACCTCAACACAGGGAGGCGTCCGTGCGGATGCTCAATTTCTCCAAAGTGGTCTGCTAGTCAGCAGGCTCTTAGGGCATCAAGGGCTTTAGCTGAAGACGGTTATTTTTTCATCGCATGGGAAAATGAATTCAAAGGAAAAGAATCAAAGCTGATTGCTCACTGCCCAAAACACGGCAGCTTCAATGTGGCGATGGGTCATTTAATGACAAGCGGTACTCGCTGCCAGTCCTGCGGAAATTTGAGAAAGTTATTCTCCGAGCCGGAGATTATGGAGAGACTCAGCGAGTCAATTCTTGGGCGTAACTGGTCATTCTCTAGATTTGTTGGCAGCTTCAACGGGTACGCATCAAGAGCAATAATGGAGTGTTCTCAGCATGGCGAGTGGGAAGCATCTATCGACACAATTTATCGACACAGATGCGGATGCCCGTCTTGCGCTGCTAACGGTTTTCAAAACTGTAAGCGATCAGTTGTATATGCGCTTAGAAGCGATTGCGGAGCCTACATAAAGGTGGGTATATCCGGGCAGCCAAAGAAAAGATTCCTCAAGCTTTCTCGGTCAACGCCTTTTGATTTTGTGGTTGTTCGCATCATTAGATGCGCTGGCAACAAAGCCATTGCAATTGAATCAAGGATTCACGCGACATTTGAAACGGCAGGATTCAAGGGATGGGACGGCGCAACCGAATGGTTAAAATACGACCCATCAATAATTGACGCGCTCAACACTCACTAAAAGAAAGGCCTCAATTAAGAGGCCTTTTTCTATTGCACGGCTGCCGGATCTTCTGGCGGGGCAATATCTGGTAGCGGCGGCAACTCTACATCGTTGTCATAGCCACCAACCTCGCGCATCTCTTCAGCCGTGAATACAGGCTGCCCACTAGCAAGCATCTTGCTATTCACATCAGCCATCTTGACGACAATGCTGATCTTCTCGTCCTTGCTAGCCTCGGTCAGATCATCCCAGCATACCGAGTATTCCAGAGTAAGCAGAACACCAAGCCGCATCAGATGATCAACAAACGTCTCAATATCCGACGACAGCAGGCTAACTCGGCGACCTTGGCAACGCTTGTTAAACGTCTTCTGGTCCTCTGTGGACGCACGCTCGCCAGTCTGATTGCCAACGATGATCTTGGACGGGATGCGGATAGAGGCGCAGAAGGATTGCAGGGATACGTCGAAGGCCGGGATTGGATCTGGAACGTTCGCTACCAGAGGCGTTACGGTAGCGCCCTTGGTGATTACCGTCTGATCCTGCCCACGGTTCATGCCGCGCGTTACTTCGTCGAAGATCTCTTGCAGCTCGCCGGTAGCCACGCCATGAGCGCGGGCAATAGCGTCCAGGTCAACCTCTTTATCGAAGTTGATCGCCAATTGACGGCTAGCGTTCTTCAGGAAGGATTCGCCCGAACCGCCAAGCACCTTCTCCATATTCACGCAGTCGTTGAAGCCGGCTTGCAGGAAGGGGATGCCATTGCGCATGTCGCCGATTACAACAACGCGATCAGGGTGAACAGTGATGATTCGGCCTGGCTCGCCATCTTTGTTCGTGTTGAGCGCGTTTTCGGTATAAATGAACTCTTTAGGCTTGCCGAAATTGATATCTGCCGGGTTATCGTACCAAGCAGAAACCCAAATCTGAGCCTCCCAAGCCGGGATCAGGTTAATCAATTGCTGCTCAGAAGCTTTGCCTACTGGCTGATCCCACTGCTTCGAATCCTTGAATTGCAGAAGGATGCACGAATAACGCCCAACGAGACGGCGCATATCAGCATCGCGGAACTTCTCCCACAGCTTCAGGCGTTTGGCGAGCTTCTTGAATTGCTTCTCCCAAGCAGTCGGGGCCTCTGCGCGATCTTCCTCGTCGCCTTCGATAACCTCGGGGTCAGTAGACCAGCAGTTCTCGTTGAGCGTCATTACCGCGCCATGAGCAATACCACCGCGCTCGAATAGGCGATAGTAGTCGTTGAAGCAGAGAACATCCTTATAGCCGTAGCTGCACCAGGCATCAGGGCGCTTATTGTCAATCCCGCCCATCAGCAGAGACTGGCGGCTCATCACAGCCTGACGCTCGCTCAATGCCGAGTTCAGCGCCAAATCTAGTGCAGGCGTGCGTTTCA